AATTGGTCTAGTATTTGAAGCCATTGTAAATCCAGGTGTCATTTTACTATAATCCATATAGGGGTCAAAATAATTATCTACAGACATGCTATTGCCTTTAGGTGAATGATACAAATTCTGGTAGCCTCTATCAAGGATAGTTTGAATAGTTGACCATCCTATACTTGAGTTTTCAGGAGCAAGTAAAGCATTGTTATATTCTGTTGCTACACCAACTAACAAATTACCAAAATCTTTAGTACCCATTTGCCCTTTATATTCAGCAACTTGAGTAAATGTTTCAACATCAAATACATGAAGTGTAGAACTATCTTTACCATCACCACGAGCAACATCTGCTACAACTAAGTAATCTTTTGAATAATCAACAGGTTCCCATACCCATAAATTTTGATCTATTCCACGTTTTTCTAATGGTTCTCTAATACACTCTTTTTCATAGTAATCTATATTTTCAGGATAAAAAACAGTATCACCAGATGTAGAAAAATCACAATCACATTCTTGTGCTGCCATTCTTTTTCCTAAATCAGAATCCTGTACATCTCTCCAAGATTGGTCTCGTTCAGGATGAACTTCCCAAGGTAAACGTATAGGTAAAAAACTATTATCACCTAGTTCAGCCGCTACCCATGTTTTATGGAACCAATTTCCGGTACCAAAAGGGGTTGATAATGCAATACAACCACCACCTGTTGCTAGGGTTTGTTGTGCTGAGGCCCATATTTCACCTATATTGTTAATAAAGGCAGCCTCATCAATTATTAATAAAGAAACTGCTTCTGATCGGCCAGCATCAGAACTTGCGGAGGTAGCTTTGATTTGAGAGCCATTTCTTAGTCTAAGAGTTAGTTTATTATCTTCTGATGGTTTTTGTTTTTCTTTAAGCCATGAAGGTAAACTATCGTACATAAATTTTACCTTTGTAACCATATTTTTAGCAGTTTCCTGCTTTGTTGCTATACAAAGAATATTTTTATCTTCATTAAATAACATCATCCATAAAGAATAGCCTGCGGATAGGGTAGATATGCCTAGTTGTCTGGATTTTAAAACAATTGAATATGAATTTTCTTGGAATAAAGTTAATACTTTATCTTGAAATGGGTATAAATTAAATTGAATTCGACCTCGTTTTGGGTGTTGTATATAACAATATTTACGCATAAAGTATGCAGGTGATGCAGCGCATTTTACATATTCTTCTCGTATTTTCTTTTTAAGATCTTGACTCATTTAAGTACTATTAATGTAAGTAATGAAACTAGTGTAGTAGCAAGACCTGCTCCTAACCATTTAAGACCATTTTTTAATCTATTATTTGATTTTTGTAGTGTAGATACATCATCTTCTAAACCATTAATGATAGAGTATTGTTCTTTATCTATTTTAATATAATTTTGAATTTGGATGATGTAATTAGCGTCTTTTTTTATAAAATTTTGGATAATACTATCTTGCCTAAAGGATTTTTGATCTAAACTATATATTAATTCATATGTTTTTTCAAGTTCAGCTATTGCAGAATCTCCTCTAGTTAAATCAATTGCTATCATTTTAGCAACATTATAGTCAAAACAAACTTTACTGGTATCTTTCTGTGAAAAAGTTATCGAGCTGAGTAGGAGTATAGGTAGTAATATCTTTAATTTTTTTAGCATAATATTTTCTTACTTTTACTATTTCTTTATTTGTACTATCAATAGAATGGTTTAAAATGTTAATTTCAAGTTGTTGATCAAATATAGATTTATTTAGTTCTATTTGTTTATCTTCTAACTTTATTATGACACTATTTAAACTGTCTATTTTTTGTTTTTGTTGAGTGTAATCACCTACTTGTGTTGGTGAAATCTTAACAAACATAAAATATAGTAAAAGTGTAAGGGAAACTACACTAATTAATATATGCCATAACTTTAATTTAACCTCTTTATTCATGTATCTTTATTACTCAACATTTCTTCCAGCAGCACGGGTTAAATCGTCTAACATTGATTTAGATAATTTATATTCACCCTTAGCTTTTTTCATATAAGCATCAATTTTAAGTTTATCGTCTTTATATTTCTTAATAAATTTTAAACCCAAATTAAATTTTTCTTTTTTATCATCAGGTGTAGATTCTACTTCTTTTGATGTTTCATCACCCGAGTAGTCTACTTTATCAAACCCATCATCATCTTTTGTACGAGTAGCTGTTTTAGCAGCTCCTGCAGGACGTCCTCTTTTACCTGATCCTGTTGATTTTTCTTTTTTAGGTTTATCGGTTTTGGGGTTAGCTTTTGATTCTGCCTCACCTTTTTGTAGAATACCCACATCTAAAAGAGCAGATACTACTGGTCTTATTTTTTGTTGAATCACTCCTAATTCTCTTGCTATATCTGCCATAGTTTTTTTATCATCTACTTTAGATAAAATAGTATCAACTACTTTTTTAAATTTTTCCTTCTTATAACGTGGTTCAAGCTTTTCACTAGGTTTTTCACCTTTTACTAAAGAAAAAGCCATTTCTTCTATGCTACCATATCTGGCTACAGCTTTAGAAGTTTGGGGAAATTGTAATTTATCTGCAAAAGTTTTTTCACCTGAAACATATTTACTCATGTCTGGGATTTCAGAGTTTGGTTCATTAGCCATTTTACTAACTATTTGAAGAATTTTAGGAACATCAAAAGTATCTCTTTGTTTTAATACAGCATCGTCTACAGCAACTAAAGCTGAAATGAGTTCGGGAGGGTAATTAGAGCTAGTTCTGGCTTTTTTACCTACTATTATTTTAGCTATTTCAGGGGTAGATTCAACCCCCATACCTTTAATTATATCAATAGCATTTTTTATAGCATTTCCTAAAATACCTTTTTCTATTTTACCTGTTTTTTCGTCATATGCAAAGTCATATTGACTTTTAGGGCCTATAAAAGGAATTTCATTAATTGCACCATCAATTTCTTCACGTATAATTTCAAGTAAACGAGTTTTTTTCATTTTGTATATTTTTATTTACTTATAAATATTAGGGAAATATCGCTTGTTTAACTCTTTCTATTCTCTCTTCAGTTGGTCCCGATATTAGGGTTACATTTTTAATACGATATCCATATTTATTTAAGTAATGTTGTATAGTTTGGTCAATTTCTTTTCGATATTTAACATTAGTTTCTCTAACCCCATTATCTTCTATATTAACTAAAAAAGGTGAAACATAAAATATATGATCATATTCATGTATTAAACATGCTGCAAATTGTTCAAATTTATCTTTATCTAAATAATTTATTGATTTGGAACAATGAGCAAATGACATAACATCAATTATTGTTCTATCAGTAATAATATTTTCTTGCATTAATTCACTAGCACGTTCAGCTAAAAATACAGATTGACCTTTGACTGTTGAATCAGTATTTAATGGTATTCCCATTTCCATTAAATATTTTGAACGCTCTGTTCTAAAATTATAATCTTTAAATTCAGGTAATTCTTTTAACGCATTAACTAGCGTTGTTTTACCTACACTCATTGTACCACAAAAACCTATTTTCATATTTTAAAACTTTATATCTTTTAATTCAGGTGAATTTTTTTCCATTTCCTTTGCTTCCTTACTTATTAATATAGATTCAGCAACATAAGTACCTTGTGCTCCTGAAACTGTAATGCCTCTTGCACTTAAAGCATCACCCACAAAATGTACGTTAGGATAATCATTTAGACTAAGATCTTGATAATCAACTAATGGTTCAGGTGACAAATATTTTACTTCAGGCATATAAATACCCCAATCATCTCCAAGTGTAGGGAATACTTTTGTCATATCCCTAATAAAATCAACTATATAATTACCATTTTCTCCTAATGCGTCAAATAAAGGTTCTGTATTAGTTACTGTAACACATTTAACAGAATCACCTTCTGAGGTTTTAGATGGTGTTCTATTGCTTGGTGAGTAATATGTACCTACACCATCAATTTGGAGTTTTTTAACTGCTTCTCTTGCCCAATCAAATGGTTTATCTATACCTTGTATTTCCATTAATATACCAAAATTAGTCATATCGTTTCGATATGCTTCATCTTTTTTAGCATGCCCATTATAACTTACATCGCCATAAGTATGTTCCGCAGCAACATAAGCGGCGTTATTGTTTGTACAAAATGAACGTAGTGATACACCTTTATCTTCAAATTTTCTATATAATTTAAAATCATAACTAATATCTATTAATTTTTGGAAATGTT